TAGAGAATAGGAAGGCAACACAAGATGAGAAGAGTCGTAATAGAAAGCTCGCAAAGGACTACGCTTCGGCTGGTTGGGACTGGCGAGGTAGAGAGTGGGAGTGCCTTAAGTCCCTTTGGACCCGTGAGAGCAGGTTTGATAACTATGCAAAGAACCGGCAAGGAAGTTCCGCTTACGGAATTGCTCAGCTCCTTAGAGAGAAAGATTACCGAAGTGAATATCAAATCTTACGAGGCCTTAAATATATTGATGCTCGCTATGGCTCCCCTTGCAAGGCCTACAACTTCTTCCTCAGAAACAACTACTACTAATGAGTATGATAGTATTTAATTATTGATCGGCTCTCTCCGATCTAGAAAAAGAAAGCCTTGCTCCCCTTCCAGCAGGGCTTTCTTTATTTTGTAAAGACAAAAACCCCTTCGGGATAGGAACCGAAGGGGCTATTGCCAGCACTCAACTGGATATCGGATCCAGCCTTGTACTATAAGTATAACAGATTATTTTTTTCTAATCCAGTACTGATCGTTGATAATTAGTGTGTCTATCTCAGCCTTGTGTCGCTCAGTAAATAGAAGTATGCCAGGTCTAGGAGTATGAGCAGGTGGTAGGTTGCGACCCCAAGTGTAATCATCAAAGGCCATAATCCCACCAGACTTTAATAGAGGCCAAGATAATTCTGCATCTAATAATACACTAGCTGCGGTGTGGTCGGCATCAATATAAATAAAATCATACGCATCTGTGAAGTGAGTTCGTTGTCTAATTAAATACTCATCTGTTTTACTTGTGATAGATACAACTGATAGATCTTTTACCTTCTCCTTATAGACCCGCTCAACATCTCTAAAGTCCATCTCGGCGTGGCTTTCCTCATCACTTCCTTGCCAAGTATCCACATCAATTAAGACTGAACCTTTAACAGTTAAGATATTATTACACAACCATACACTTGCATCTCCGGTGAATACACCAAGCTGTAAAAACTTTAGGTTAGGTTTATCTTTAAACTCTGCAAGATAAGTTTCAAAGTTATGCTTAGCGGTTATCTCAAACCAATTAGGATAGGTCATTGCTTGTCCGTACTGTAGAAACCATTACCTTTAAAAGTTATAGCAGGAGGAGCATAGACCCGAACAGCAAGATCACCACAACAGAGAGGTATATTCTCATCATCATACACAGACCTTTCAACTGACTTAATTAAATTACAAGTATTACATTTGTATTCGTAGATCAAAGTTGTATTCCATCTTCTAACTTTAGAAATCCTACTAACTTATTACGCTTAGTTCTATTCTCAAACTCAGTAGTAATAGGTAGCCACTTATCCTGCCACTTAGGTTGAGGTATAGTAGATAGATTAAATCCCCACACACCTTCCGGTGTAGAGTTTATATACCAAGGTGTAAGTGATCTAATACCTGCTGCCATAAGTAATCCCTGATACTTACTCTCTTCAATAAGTAGATCAGGGTAGTGGGTCTTGCGAGATTTTAATTCTATAAACATCTTAGACTCTAATGAAATACAATCCCAGTTATCAAACTCTTCACTCTTCTCAAGGTCGGAGTAGTACTTCTCTCTGAGATACTCAAATAACTCTGGCTCTTTAAACTCTATGCCCAAGGTGTCTCACCTCCGAGCCTATCTTGTAATCTACGCAGGGCTGAGATTGATCTGCGATCAGCAGTAGATGTAGCACATTCTAAATATTGTGCTACTTGTTGCAGTGTATAGTTATCGTAGTATCTCATCTGTAATATAGTTTTATCTTCTTGGCCTAGCTTTAGATAAGCCTTCTTTAAATCAATTAGGATAGCTAATAGGTTGCCACCTTCAGCCGGTGTTGATTGCTTACGAGGTGTGCCATCATTAATCATCTCTTGTGCTTGCTCTAGTACAGTTCCCTCTACAACGGATGCAATAATAAATGGGATTAACTGTGCAATAGTTGAGGTATCGTAGAACGCCTCATCTCCTACCTTATACCCAGCCTTACGAGCCTTCTCTTTACGAGCATATCTTTCTGCAACTCTACGCATCTGATAGGCAATACGCTTTTCATTCTGCTCACGCTTATCGGGGTTCTCTTCATTAAGTAGATCAGTAAAATGTTGACCGCGACCAATAGCCCAGAGATAACACTCTTGCCTTACATCATCAGTATCAACCCAGCCCTTAAACTTACGAACAATAATATAAGTAACTGAAGGGACTAACTCATATAGAGTTGGGTGTAGTTCTGGACTCATTCACAGTCCAACGCGGGAACCTCAGGCCACTTTCCATCTAGCACCATAAGTGCAATAGCTGAATAGTTAAGTAGATCTACAAAAGAATCTCGTAGTGATTCATTACTAGGTGTAACATTATTATCAACAAGATTATTAATACGGGCTACCTTGTCCCACATACGAACTCTTAATCCATTGATAGGACCACCAGGAGATCTTGCTATATTTAATGGACCGTAATCGTGGTGCTTTGCAATAAGTAAATTACCGGCAGCATCTAATACATTCCACATATCTCTAGTAAACTCATCATCCACACTGTTACGTTTCTTCATACGATCTTTGTGATATAAATCCATAAGAGTTCCAACCATTCTAGTAGTGCCATCTTCTCTGAGTTCCTCATACATTTGGCATACCTATTGTCTGTTTTGTCTCTTCTATACCCTTTGCTAAGTATAGATCATTGAGGTCCATACCAGCCGGTAGCGACACGATAGTAGAATTGATAACCTCTTGAGCTACCATCCTTGAGAACTCTGCTCCTGGATTTGTACCATCATCTTTTAAATCATTATCACCAATAATATAAACCTTGCCATACCCAGTAAACATCCTAGTAAAGTGCGACTTCCAAGCCTGTACACCAGGAACTCCAACTGCTGGTATACCTAAGATTGCAGATGCAATAATGGTATCTAACTCACCCTCACAGATTGCTATGTATTCACTACTTAAAATGATATCGCTAACATTATATAGATGACCCTTCTGTCCTGTTGGCGCACCATACTTAGGCTTACCTTCATCTAATCTTCTAAACTTAAATCCAACACAGTGTCCCATTACAGTCATATAAGGTATGGATAGCCAGCCTTGATAGAACTCGTGACCTGCAATAGGTTCTTTGATATAACCTAAGTAGTACTGGTCAGCTACCTCTTTAGAAATCCCACGACCTGCGAGAAACTCTATTGCTTCCTCGCCTAGATCCTTGTTGTACTGGACTGCCGCTTCTAGCGAGGATTTCAATTGCTCTGATGAGAGCATCTTTAAACTCCATATTCTCTTTGATACTAATAATGTTTACTGCGTTGCCACCCTTACCGCAAGTATGACAGAAGTATAAGTTCTCTCTGGTATTTATTACCGCACTTCTTCTACTGTCATCGTGGAGTACACACCTAACAGAGCAAGCCCTGCCCTCTCTTACCTCACCGCCATAGTGAGAAACAATTACTCCAATAGGTATTGCATTTGCATCAGTATCTGAACTGCCTTTACTAGATCTTCTACTCCTTGACCAATCCTGTGCCGGCATCTGTACTCTCCTCTTTTTCTTCTACCACCTCTGGTACTGGTTGTAGTATTTCTGTTGTAGTTATCTCACCCTCTGGTACTGGTGTCATTGCTTCTCCTTTAACCATTGTGTTAGGTCCTGTATGACCCAAGCCTTTTCTATTCCTGCGCTTCTTCTTTTGAATAGTACATAAGATAAAGGCTGATTAATGCTACGATGCTTAGCATAATTAGCAGCTTCTTTTTGCGCTTCATCCCAGAACTCCTTTAGATTTAACTTCTTAGTATTCTTTAACTCAAAGATATAAGTCTCACCAGCAACTATAACTACTAGATCACCCTCATCCTCATTGCCAGATAGACGTAGCCTCTCAGCTACTAGACCCATCTTCCTAAACCACTTCATTACATCAGTCTCAAACTTTGCACCCTTAGTCTTATTGTATTTTGGAGTCACTATAAATAGCATCCCTTCTATACATTCTACCCATTGCATCTGAATCACTGATCTGACACACCTCATAGTTAACAAATAAACCAACGTGGTCAGAGCCATCCGCAGTATGCGGTCCAAATCTATTCTTAACTGCTGCTACTTTTAATACTTTGTTATAAGGATCAAAGCCAAGCGTAAGTATTAGTGCCGGTAATTGAGATACCTTACCGTGGATTGCTCTACGAGCAGGTGGTTCAGTGGTCTTGCCATACTCACTCTGTTCGCTGACGTGGTGCAATACCATCACACAAGCCTCAGTCTTACGAGCCATATCGTGGAACTCCACCATAATAGATCTAAGTCCTGCCCACTCATTATCAGATTCTGCTGCCACATTCATTAGGTTATCTATTACAACCAGCTCTGGTGGAACTCCAAACAATTCAACATAGGCTTTTATCTCTAACTCAATATCATCTAATGATGGTGATGAATCAAAGACAAACTGTATGCTATCTAAATTACCTAGATGCTTATCGTAGTAATGACGGTTACTAGTTAAGTTATTCTCCACCATAATCTGGCTGTGTCCTGATAAGTGGGCTGCTGCCCTCATCATTACCGTTGCAGTATCTGTATCTGCTGAGAAGAATAAAGTAGGAACCTTTGCTTTGATTATATAGATAAGAGCAAACATACTCTTACCAACATTGGGCGCAGCAGCAATCATACATACCTGACCTCTACGAAACTTAATCTGTTTTTTAGATAGAGCTTCCCATACGTCAGGTAGTGGTGTTGCATTAGTGGTTGACCCACGCCACGCCCTGTTTAAATTAAGCAACGTCTTCCT